CTTGAACTCGCCGCTCTCGCCGACCTCCAGCAGCTGCGGCGCTTCGCCGAGCTGCACCCTGTTCATGGCCTTGAAGTCGGTGGCAAGCACCTGGCGGCAGAACAGCATGAAGGTGCGAGGATAGGCCTCATAGGCTTGGCGCAGCGTCTTGTTGGTAACGGCGGACAGGATCTCGGGGAAGTCGGAAGTCGTGTGAAGAGCCCGCGTCGCCACTTCGTCGCGCGAGAGGCCACGCGTGTTCACCCCGGCATTTCCGAGGCTCTCGCGGGCAAGTTCCAGGAGCGTCATGCCGCGATACTGGCGCGCGGCGTCCTCCAGCGGGAAGAGCGTCGGGCTGTAGCGGTGCAAGAGCGCGTTCGCCACGGCATCGCGGCGGGTGATCCTCTCGTCGCGGCCGCCCAAGGGGACCGAGACATGCGGGAACGTCCGGGTCTCGTCCGACTTGGCGGCAACCTGATCGAGGATCAGCCGGCGCGATTCATCGACGCTGACGCCGCGCTTGACGAGGTCTTCGGCGAAGCCGCGCTCAAGGTTCAGACGCCCGGCCAGGTCGTAGATGGTGGAGACGCGGTCACGCTCGGCATCGCGGGCTCGGCTGACCAGCGCTTCTGCCTCCTCCACCACTGCGGACGTTGGCGCGAACTTCGGCGCTTTCGGCTGGGAGCGAGTCTCGACAGCACGCTCCTTCGGTTCGGTCATGGTGGTCTCCTCGTTCGCGGCCGTCACGGCCGGCTGTTCGGCGGCATCGTCCGCCGCGGGCTTGGTCTGGTCAGTCATCGAGATGGGTCCTTTCAGGGTTGAAGGGGCGTCCCGGCGGTGAAGGACGCAGTCGTGAAGCGGGGATTGGTTTCGGAAGCCGGCCGCGGGATCGGCGCCGACCGCCACGGCGGAAACTTCGAACGGGGTCCAGTCGACCGCGCGCCAGAGCTCGCGGCCTCCTTCGGGTTTCGAGACCTCGAAGCGGTGGACCTGATAGCCGATGGAGACAGCGCGGATGTGCCCGGCCTGGATGTCGCGCCAGATCGGCTCGACGTCCGCGCGCTCGGACAAGCGCACCAGAGCAATACCCCGGCCATTCTCGATCCGTGCCGATCCCGGCACGATCGAGCCGATCACCGCGTCGAGCTCGGTCAGTTCGTGCACCTTCAGGAAGGGCGCTCCGGCGTTCAGCCGTTCGAGCCGGACATGCGCCGGGTCGAGGCTCAGCTCCTCGTCGTAGGGCTCGCCAAAGAAGGTCGAGCGGCGAATACGGGCTCCGGCCGACCAGACCACCTCGACGGTGCGGGTGTCGGCGTCGGCTGTGTTCGGAGCAAGCTCCGCCACCCGGCGCATGGCCGGCAGTTCGATCATCGTGTCCATGGAAAATCCTGAAGGTCAGTCGTTGGTAGCCGGAGGCGTGTCACCATCGGCTGTCGGATCATTCGATTGCGCGCTGCCTGTCTTGGTGACGCGCCGCGGGTCACTGTCGAGCACGAGGCCGAGGGCATCGAGCTTGGCGTTGGTTGCCGCGATTTCTGCCAGAACGGCGTCGGGGTTGCGGCCCTGCCGGGCGATCACCTCGGCCAGCGTCATGGTGCCCGAGCGGATCGAGAGCAGATTCGCCATCGCGTCCTTCTGCGGATCGACCGCCTCGAACTTCGGCGGCGACCATTCGACCGGCACATCCGGCGACGGGATCTGGCCCGCCGCCCACGCGGCTTCCGTGAACCAGCGCCAGACCGGTGCACAGAACATCGGAATGAACAGCTGCCATTGCACGGCGTCGATCTGGCGGCGGAACTCGACGAGTCCCGCCCGGATCGAGGAATAGTTGACCTGGGACAGGTCCCCGGTCAGCAGCTCGTAGGGCACCCGGAACCCGGCAGAGATCGTGTGCAAGCTCGCCCGCTTGTATTCACCATAACCGCCGGTAGCCGAAGGCTGGTTGAAGCGGATGTCCTTGCCGCCGCGGGCATAGGCGATCAGCCCCGGCTCGAACTGTTCGACCCGGTTGCCATCGGCATCGACCACCGAGGGTGCGATGCCCTGCTGCGCCTCGTCATCACCGAAGACGATGGCGGTGACGCAGGCCTCCGTCTTCTTGCGAACCAGTTCGGCGACCTCGTAGTCGTCGAGATCGCGCAAGCTGCGGATGACCGGCGCGCCCCAGGGAACGCCGCGTGCCTGCGTGCGCTGCTTCTCGTAGACATGAGCAATCTCGCTGGCAGGGACCGGGCGGCTCTGCAGCCCATTCTGCAAAGCGCCATAGGCGTCGCCGGGATGCTCGGCATGGAGCCAGTAGGCAAGGCGCCTGCCGACCGGGTCGAACTCGATTCCCTGCACGAGGCGGCCCGCACCGAGCGCGCCGGATTTGGTCGCATCAAGAAAGTCGGCCTCCAGCACCTGCAATTGCAGCGGCACCGGAAGACCGTCAGAGGATCGGCGCAGGCGGCGGCGCACCAGAACCTCGCCCGCCTCGACCATCTCGCGGCAGATCAGCGTTTGCATCCCATAGAAATCGAGCTGGCCGTCGGCGTCGCAATCTTCCGTCCAGCGCTCGAAGAGGGCATCCACCTTCCGGTCCAGCGCCTCATCGCCGCTCGCTGCGCGCGGCATGATGCCAGCGCCAATGATATTGTTGACCAGGACCGCGACGGCCTTTGCCGCATGCGGGTTGTTGCGGACGAGGTCACGCATCCGGTCGCGCAAGAGCGCTCCGGCAATGCCGATTTCGGTGTCGGCCGAGGACCCCGGCGCGCGCCAACCTTCCGTGCGTCGCCCACGCGCGGCGCCGTCATAGCCCCGCGTCAGGGTCTCGAAGGCCTGGCGGGCCAACACACGGCGCGCGGCGGCACGCGGCGCAACTGTAGCAATGGCGCGGTCGAACCAGGTCGCGGTCATCACCGGTCTCCGCGCGAGAAACCCGCGAGCCCGGCCACCGGCAGAGGCCGCGCTGTTCCCGCGATAGCCCGCTCGATGGTGCGGATACGCGCCAGAAGATCCTCGGCAGAGCCGTATTCGACCGACTTGCCGTCATAGCTCACGCGCGTCGTGCCGCTGGCATAGGCGCGGCGCAGCGCGGAGAGCTCGCTTTGCGTCCAATCTGCCATCAGAACCATCCTTCACGTCGCCTGAGCCAGTCGGACTGCCGTTTTGTCGGCGAGGCTGGCGTTTGCCTGTTGATCTGCCCCGCTGGATCGCTGGGCGTTTTGGCGACCCCGAGTTGATCCTCCAGGTCGCGCCATTTTTCGTCGGTCCAGCGATCCGCGCCCGCGATCCAGGCGGCCGCGCGGGCATAGACCCGGCAATCCAGCGCCTCGTTGCGCTCGCGCAGCTTCTGCCATTCGAGCTTCGCGAAGCCGCGCTTCGTGCGCACCGTAACCAGCTGCTCGGCCACGACCTGCTTCAGCCACTCGCTCTCGACCCATGTCGGCAGGTGGATCGTGCCGGGCGGGAACGCCGCGCCCGCGTCACGTTCCTCGGCCGTCGGGCGCTCCAGCCGCAGGAAGCGGTAGGTTTCGGCCTTGAAGGTCGAGACCGCCACTGTCCAGAGCCGGGCGCCGCGACGCAGGCGCTTCCCGCCCTCGGTCGCATCCACGAAAGTGGGGCCGGAGACCGGACTGGAGCGATTGAAGCCTTCGAGCCCCTTAACTGGCGCGACCTGCGCAAAGCCGACTTTGCGCGACCAGGCGTAGACGGCCGGGGCTTCGTAGCCCGTGTCGATGGCGAGCCGCGCGATCCGAAGGTGCGCACCGTTTTCATGCGGCCACGACCGGTCGAGGAGTGCCGTCAACTGGTCCCAAGCGTCATGCCGGTCCGGCCCGCCCTCTACACGCACGTGATCGACGAGCCAGCTCTCCAGTCCTCGGCCCCAGGCCCAGACATCGACCTCGATGCGGTCCTTCTGGACATCCGCGCCCGCCGTCAGGAACAGCCCGCCCGCTGGCACCATGCCTGGCCGCCACGCCTCGCGGCGATCGTAGAGCCGCTGCCAGTCCGGCGCCTCGCCGGTTTCGACCCATGTCTCGCCGAGAATGGTGTTGCGGAACGCCTTGATCGCCTCGTCGGAGCCCTGGGCCGCCTCCCAGCTGCGCGCGATCCGGGACCAGCTGAGCCAGCCCACCGGCGAGTAGAGCGCAGAGAGGTGGTAGCCGACCGTCGTCGGATCAGCGGCCGTGGCGGTCGCCCGCCATTCGCCGCGCTCCAGCATCGCCGTCTTGTGGTGCTCCGCGACGGCTCTGTCGCAGCCTTCGCAGATGTACTCCGCCGTCTCTGGCCGCCCCTTCTGCCAGCGCAGCCGCTCGAACTTCAGCCACTGCATCGCCCGGCAATGTGGGCACGGCACGAAGTAGCGCCGCTGGTCGGACGCCTCGAACTCGCGCTCGATGCGGCTGAGCCCCCGGATCGTCGGCGTCGAGACCAGGAACACCTTGCGCCGATGGGCGAAGGTCAATGAGCGCGCCTCGGCCAGGGTCACCGGGTCGCCTTCCTCGTCGGCCGAGGCCGGATAGGCATCGACCTCATCGAGGAAGATGTAGCGCGCCGGGGTCGAGCGCAGCCCGACCGCCGAGTTCGCGCCGGTCATGATCAGGATGCCGCCCGCGAATTCCTTGGACAGCATCGTGTTGCCCGCGTCGCGGGATCGGGCCGGTTTGACCCGCTCCCGGAGCTCGGGGCTCTCGTCGATCAGCGGGTCGATCCGCTGCCGCGAATTGCGCTTGGCCAGTTCCACGGTCGGCTGGACCGCGAGCATGGGGCCCGGCGCCTGGTGGATCGCGAAGCCGATCCAGTTGTTGCCGGCTTCCGTCGCCCCGACCTGCGCGGCCTTCATGAACACGACCCGCTGCGCCGCGTCGCCGGGCGACAGCCGGTCCATGATCTCCCGCATGTAGGGCGTTCGCATTGTGCGGTAGCGGCCCGGTTCGGCCGAAGCGCGGGACGCCAACATCCGGTGCCGGTCCGCCCATTCCGAGACGGTGAGGTCGGGATCCGGTCGGATCCCGTTGCCCCAGGCGCGCAGGATCTCAGCCGCGCCTTCGAAATCCCTCAGGCCATCTTCATCACCGGAATTCGGGCCGGACCTCGGCGAGTTCGTCGAGGTGGGCGCGTACATGTTTCTCCAAGGCCTTCTGCATGGCGGCCGCCTCAACGCCGAGTTCGGCCGCCATCAGCGCCGCCGCGCGCGCTGGCCAGTTCACCCAGGCATCGCGCTCCTCGCGTGCCAGCCGGAACACGACCGCAACCGCCCGGGCGCGGTCGACGAGTTCTCCCTTGAGCTTCTGAAGCCGGATGCGCCGCTCCTGGGCCTTCAGCACCTCATTCGCGGTCTTGGCCTGCAGGAAGGTCGTGCCGCTGCCGACGGGTGGCGCGGCAAGCCCTTGTTCCCGCAGAGTGTCGCCAACGGCGGACACGGCCGCATCGGGTACCGGCTTGACCTTGGGTGCCGTGGTGCGCCGGGACTTCGACGGGTCCGTCATCGCCGCCCGGCGTGCATCGCTCGCCTCTGCGTCGATGCTGCCATCCTCATGGAGGACCAGCCGTCCCGCCGCCTTCGCCTTCTGGATCGCGCCCCGCGAGAGACCGACGCGCGCGGCGTATTGACGCTCGCTCAGCCCCTGCATGGCGTTCTCCGATTATTGTTCAGATTCAGGCTCTTATCGAGTTGATAAGCGGTTCGGACAGAGCGAACGTGGCTTTCAAGAGCAAGCTGCAACTCGCCACGAGGAGCCACAGAGATGACCCGCCGCGCCACCGACAACTCGAAGGCACTCGACGCCTTCATCGCCGCCAAGCTGGAGATCGACACCATGCTGGAACGCCTCAAGGCGCTCAGTGACGACCACTTCGAAGCCAATCCCGACGAGATCAACTGGGGCCATGTCGGCACCCTGAGCCACTACCGTGACAAGCTGCGCGAGATCACCGACATGGCGTTCCGCGAGGGCGAGCACGCCGGGTGAAATCCTGCACCTGCCTGAACTCCGGCCGCGCCGTGCCGCGCGGCTTGGGGTCGTAGAAGGACCGCGATGGTCGCGGTCCCGACCAAGGAGACGACCCCATGACCAAGCTCACCGACACGCAAGCCGTAATTCTCAGCGCCGCCGCTCAGCGCGACAGCCACAATGTCCTGCCGCTTCCCGGTTCCCTGCGCGGAGGCGCCGCCACCAAGGTGGTGGAGACGATGATCGCCAAAGGCCTCATTGAGGAAGTCGATGCCGACGTCCGCAAGGGCGAGCTTGTCTGGCGCGAGACCGGGGACGGTCACGGCACCACGCTGGTGGCGACCGACGCAGGCCTCGCCGCCATCGGCATCGAGCCCAAGGATGCGAACACCGCGCCTGAGGGTGCGCCGGACACACCCAGTCAGCAAAGGGCTGCGCCCACGACGCGCACGCCGCGCGAAGGCACCAAGCAGGCCGCGCTGATCGCGATGCTCCGTGCGCCGGGAGGTGCGACCATCGCCGAGATTGTCGCGGCCACCGGCTGGCAG